TGGTGTTGCCAGGCTTACTATTACTAGTGCAGGTATTGTTAGTGCCGTCGGTAACATACAAGGTGGCAACTTGCTAACTACGGGTTTGATATCAGCAACTGGATCACTAACCGTAGCCAATGCCAATGCCAGCGTTGGCACATCCACAGCTAATGCCACATATAATCTTGGCACAGGTGCCACAGTACTTGGTGCAACAAAGAACATCAATATTGGCACAGCAGGTGTTGCCAGTTCAAACACAATCATAACAATTGGTACTGCATTGGGTACTGGTAACGTTACATTTCCTGCCAATACCACAGTCGTAGTATCAAACATTGGTGGCCTGGCACTCAGTGCTGTGGGCAACATAACTGGCGGTAACTTACGTACTGCGGGATTAATTTCAGCTACATCAACTATAACTTCAGCAGCCAATATTACAGGCGGAAACATCTTAACCGCTGGATTAGTATCTGCAACTGGCAACATAACCGGCGGTAACATATTAGGTGGTGCAAACGTCAACGCAACCACACACACAGGTACCACAGTTTCAGTTACAGCAAACATCACTGGTGGTAATATCTTAACTGCTGGATTGATCTCAGCAACTGGCAACATAACCGGCGGTAACATATTAGGTGGTGCAAACGTCAACGCAACCACTCATACAGGTACAACTGTATCAGTTACAGCAAACATTACAGGTGGCAATTTGCTAACAGGTGGATTAGTATCTGCAACTGGCAACATCACAGGTGGTAACATATTAGGTGGTGCAAACGTCAATGCAACCACTCATACAGGTACAACTGTATCAGTTACAGCAAACATTACAGGTGGCAATTTGCTAACAGGTGGATTAGTATCTGCAACTGGCAACATCACAGGTGAGAATATCATAACTGCTGGGTTGATCTCAGCAACTGGCAATATTGCTGGCAACTTCTTCATTGGCAACGGCTCACAGCTGACTGGTATTGCAGGCGGATCAAGTTATGGTAATGCCAACGTAGTGGCCAATTTGGCTGCATTAGGATCAAATCCAGTATCGACTACTGGTAATATCACCGGTGGTAACTTTCTTACAGGTGGATTGATATCAGCAACTGGCAATATCACTGGTGGCAACATACTAGGTGGTGCCAATGTCAATGCCACAACTCATACAGGAACCACAGTTTCGGTAAGTGCAAACGTAACTGGTGGTAATATCATAACAGGTGGATTAATATCAGCAACCGGTACTGTAACTGGCAGTCAGCTGATTATTACTAGTACCACTGGTATTGGATTTCAAGGCAATTTGCAAAACGGAACATACAATCAAACAATATTGTATGATAACCAAAATAATACCAGTGCCAGCGCAACCAACGGTCTTTTCTTAGAACGTGGAAGAATCACTGATTCAGCAGCTGCCGAAGTACGATACTTTGTAATCGGCGCTCGTGGAGGTCAACAGCAGTGGGCTGTGAACGGAACAGGTGACACAACTCAAACTGGTCAATTGACTGCAACCAACCTTTATTCAAATGCTGTTGTTTCCGCAACTGGCAATGTAATTGGTAGCAATATATTAACTGGCGGATTGATATCAGCAACTGGTAATATTACAGGTGGTAATTTGCAAACTGCAGGATTAATATCAGCAACTGGCAACATCACTGGTGGTAATTTACGAACAGGTGGATTAATTTCTGCCACCGCTAACATAACTGGTAACTATTTTATTGGTAATGGCTCACAACTGGCTGGCGTATCTAGCCCAGGCAAAATTTTTGTAATTTCGATGGTATTTGGAGGATAAAAAATGGCAAATCCCAATTTAATTGGCACAACAACTATATATGGAAATACAGGGTATATTTTACCAAGTGTAACAACGGCTGGACAAGTTAATTGGACACACAACGGGACAACTGCTCTAACTGGGTTAACGCCAACAGCTGGTTCAGTAAATAAAATAAACAGTATTGTTGTAACAAATGTTACGGGGACTAATGCTTCGTTATACGTTTCAATTGCCAACAATCCTACTTGGGGTTCTGGTACAGCGTATTATATTGCCTACAATATAACAGTACCGCCAACTTCTTCTATTATTGTTATTGACCGTACTAATTATTTTTATGTAACTGAAAATCAATCTGTTGGTGTGCAGTCAGGAACTGCATCAGCATTAGTTTTTGTTGCAAGTTTTGAGGTCATAACATGAGTTTGAGATGGCCTGGCGGTAAGCGATCTTCTACTTATACGTCGCCAACAGCGGCGACGGCCGTTGGAATATGGAATACCAATACGCAAGCGCAATCTAAACAAGGTGGAATTTGGCCAGGTTCTCCAACGCCAACGGTTGACTATCTTGTGGTTGCTGGCGGCGCTGGCGGTGGATGTAACCACGCTGGTGGAGGTGCCGGCGGTGGTATGAGAACCGCAACAAGTTTTTCTGTTACGGCCGGTGTTTCAATTACTGTGACAGTAGGTGGAGGCGGGGCTGGAACAGCATCTAAAGCCAACCAAGGCGCATCTGGCGGAAATTCTGTATTTTCAACAATTACTGCGGCTGGTGGTGGTGGTGGCGGTAACAGACATGACGGCGCTCACTCTGGAAAACAAAACGGTGTAGCAGGTGGCGCGGGTGGCGGAGGTGGTGGCGAAGACGGAACTGCTGGAACGGGTGGTGCTGGCAACACGCCAAGCACATCTCCAACACAGGGGGCAACTGGCGGGGCTGGATGCGTTGGTGGAGTTCTTGCCGCTGGTGGTGGCGGAGGTGGTGGCGGTGCTTCTGGTTTAGGAGGTGGAGCCGCAAATGGCGGATCAGGTGCTGGCGGTAATGGCGGCGCCGGAACTTCAAGTGATTATGCTGATGGAGTGACAAGTGTTTATTATGCTGGTGGTGGTGGCGGCGGTACATATATTGGCAGAACTGTGGGCACAGGCGGTACAGGAGGAGGCGGTAATGGTGGATCAGACGCAACTGGCACAATTGCAACAAGTGGAACAAATCAACTTGGCGGTGGTGGCGGCGGCGGTGGCGCAAACTCCGGCGCCGGCGGCAATGGCGGTGATGGCATAGTGATTATTCGTTATTCAGATGCATATCCAACTGCAACGTCAACAACAGGCTCACCCACGGTAACTACAACAGGCGGATACAGAATCTACAAATGGACTGCTAGCGGCTCTATTACGTTTTAAGGAAGATATGGCATATTTTGCACAATTAAGCAATCAAAACGAAGTTATCAATGTCATTGTTGTAGACGACAATGAGCTTAAAGACGAGAATGATGTTTTACAAGAATACAAAGGGTTGGCATTTTTAATTGGTTGGTCTAATGGACATACCAACTGGAAGCAGACTTGGAAAGAAGGCGGCCAACGTAAAAATTACGCTGGCATTGGCCATACCCATGATCCTCAACGAGATGCGTTCATCCCGCCCAAGCCATACCCGAGCTGGATACTGATTGAAGAAACTTGCCAATGGACTGCGCCTGTTGCCATGCCTGTAGATGACAAGTTTTACAACTGGGATGAATCTTCTTTAAACTGGATTGAAAGAGATATAACATGAGTTTAGTTTTTTCAGGAACTGATAGACTGTTAGATATCAATGATTCTAGCACAATTAAAATTGCAGTTGGCAGATTATAAACTGGCCAACTCCACTCGTTCCACAGCAGCCAGTTTTTGTTGTACACTGTCAATGTTCAGTGTGCTCCACAATCCAGGATGCATGGGCTTGGGCCATGTGCCCACAGCAATCCACGCATAGCCAATGTGTTCGTCGTTTAGTACAGGTTGAAATTCTTGATCCAATACACAAACCCAAGTGTGATATTCAAATATGCCATCTGCTGATGTGAATTTTTCTAACGGCATGAGTCGCCGATAGTCTGGGAAACTGCCCAATTCTTCCTGGCACTCACGTTCCATACCACCCAAGAGCGTTTCGCCTGTTTCTACCTTGCCGCCAGGCAAACCCCATGCGCCAGGGTGTTTCGCATCGTTTCTCAAGAGGTATAGATAGCGGCCAGTGTCACGGGCCAGGAACCAAACGCCCACTGCTTTTATAGTACTAGGCTCCAGGTGCCTGCTGGGTATTCGCCCTGATAACTTTTGGTCCATTCTGCTCCAGTCCATTCATATTGTGTACCAGTAGTTATGTTGGTCACATACTGTACCGCAGTTTCTCCCTCACTCACAAACGACACACGCCAACGTGCGCCATCCCACTCAATGATGTCATTTGCCTTGGCTATCAATGGCTGTCCGGCTGTGCCTGCCCAAGCAGCAGGATTGGCCACGTTGTCATAGTTACCAGTACTTTCAGTCAGTAAGTAACGCACACCTGTAACAGGTGATGGCAAGCCGTCTCCAGGCCCGCTGATCAAAGGATCAATGATAGCGTCAATTGGATTGAGAGTATTTTGTGGTGCTGTGTCTCCATCAGGAGTGAATATGACCAGTCTATCATCGTCAGGATTGATCACAATGGTACCAATTATGGGCGGGCTGTTGCTGTCTGGCGGAGTTTCGACAGGACGATTCAATCTAATCTGACTGATGCCTGGACGCAACACCCCATAAGCCGAAATCACAGAAGGCCATAAAAGTGGAGAGTTGGCCACAATAGCAGTGGGATCTAGGTCAGCATAGGCACCATTAGGCACTATGGTTCTAGCCGGCAACACTTGGATTTGATTGTCAATCACAACCAGTTTGTAACCCCACGGTGTGAACATGGGGCGAGTTCCCAGCAATAAATCGTTGTTGGTGATGGCATCGGCTGCATCACCCTGTGCATCAAAGATGCCGGCAATGATGCGTTCTACCACACCCAGTTTCTTGATCTTGGCCGGAGATGATATCCAGATGGGCATGGAGAATTTTAGGCTGGCAATGTCAATTGGATTTTCTGTGCCCTGCGGAATGGTTCTTGAGCTCCAAGTTGATTGATCCAAATACATCACACTCAAACTTGACCAGTCAATGTAGTTGTCGGTACTTTGCAGTTCTAGCGAAGGATTGAACAGTGTTAAGATTTGTTCAAACAATTGCAATTTCTGATTGGTGTTTGATGTCCAAATGTCTAGTGTAATACTCAACTTGTATGGCACAGGCATCAGTCGTTCAATAGTAAACGCATTGCCTTGTGTGGTGTCATATGTTTCTGTTTCAGTATCATATGTGCGTTGTCGCACTGAGAATCTGTCCACAAAGGTGGGATCTTGTATGCGTGGACGATCGTATTCAAGATTGTTGATGTAAAAAGTCATCAAGGGAGTTGATGGCAGGGCACTTGCTGAGTTTTCTTGAATGATAGTTTGTGCATTGCGACTAGAGTCTCCATACCGCACAGGCACACGCAACAGAGTGGCCTTGTTTACGCCGTCAGTTTCGTTGCCGTACTCAATTTGGAACCCTGAAAAGATTCTGGTGAATTGCAGCAGGAACCTGCGTATTTGAGAATCATAAAAAAATTGTTGCATGTTTATCTTGAATATGGTGGTGGTGGATTGGGTGGCAAGAAGCCACCTTGGTCGCCATTGTCTGCTTTGGGTTTGAGAGCTTGACTCAAACTCTGACGCTGTGGTACGGCACCCAAGTCATTGGTATTGGTAGTGTATGTATTGTTCACAAAGCCCGAGCGTTGTGTTTGATTGGTTGCGGCATTGTCTAGTTGTGTTCGCACTTTTTCCTCTATCTTGACCCATGTTCTTCCGTTGTAGCGGAACAGCCGATTGGGTTTGTAATCCAGTCTCAAACAATAATCGCCACTCACAGCATTGGCCGGAAAACTCACACCGGGTGTAACAGGCAAGCCGTTAGGTGCAAAGCCATCACCAGTTAGATAGCCTACAGTGTAGCCATCTGCTCGCGGAGTGATGTTCATGCCGCCTTGTGTGCCATCCACTGTGGTGCCGTCTATTGTGCTCAAACTGGTTGGGTTGGCAGGTTGTCCATCTTCAAGTGTGGCCACAACATAAAACTTTTCAACGTCATAGCCACTGAGTGGAACTTCCACATTGGCCTGAGCCAGTATATCGTCATTGATCTGTTGATCTTTGGGTCTGGTGCTCTGCATGTCAGAGATTGTGGGCGGAGTATACTCAGTCCAATAAGTTGTGTCTGTAATTTCTGTGCCAGCAGGAACATTTCTAGTGGCTCGGTAATACACATCACCGTAGTTCACAATACTGCCACTGGGATAGAAATCACCTGGATCCCAAATGTATTCAGACACAAATGGTTTGTCTAGTATGCTGTTGTATTCTTGTGCGTTAGTGAGTGGTGTGGCTTTAATACGCCACAAGTGCGGCAACCAAGTTTGGCTGAATCCTTCCCCTGCAAAGTTGGCATCTTGGATCACGTAGTATCTAGGCAAGGCCAATGGCAAGGCAGCGTTTAGGGGGTTGTAATCTTTCAGGTTTGGCACTTCAATAACATCACCGTTCATGAGCTTGCGACCAAGTGTATCTATCATTGAATTATAATGGAACGTAACAAACAGCGTGTCCGAGTTCAGGAACAATCCAAATTGGGTCAAGTCAAAATCTACATCTTGCACACGATACACACCACGCATGATATAGATGTCTGGATCATATACTCTATCACGGTTTTCCAGCAACAACAAATCCTGAATGTTTAGCGGACTTTGATCATCATAAATGGGCTGTGTGACGTCATAGTTGCCGCTCACAGCAGAATCTTGCCCGCCAGTTTGTGGACCCAAATATTTGTGGATGAAGATGTCGAGGCCACCAACCGTATATTGTTCTCGGATAGTACGATCAAAAAATTGATAATCTCGAGTCCGGTTGGGCCGGTACATACTTAATCTTGGAATTTTAGTTCTCCTTTGCTATCATTAAAGATCATACAGTATTTATAGGCAGGTTGACCAATAATTCCAATCCTGTTATACTTTGGGCATGAAAGTAGTTAAACTGGACCGTAGATTCCGCCAATTCAAGCACGGGCATGTAATTGCTATGCGATGTGATACTTGGCTTGGGGAAGGCGTTCCTCT